CTCCTTTGGGATCATCCTTCTGTCGTCAATCGTCTTTGGGGTGCTCAGCTTGCTGAGTACACCCGGGGGCGAAAGATTCCTGAAGTTTGCATCCCTTCTACCGTCAGTATGGAGGATGTCTCGATAGACTTCCCCTTACTTCCGTTAGCACCAGTTGACCTTAATGAAGCTTTATGCCGCATTAAGGCTGGACGCGCTGAACTAGATGGTCTTGAAACTCTCGTATACGATACTTTGTGTACGTTAGCCAAGTATCCTCCCGTTCTGCGTGAGAGCAAGTAGGTTTTACTGCAGAGGCATTTAGCCTCGTAGGGCTTTGCCCTGATTAGGAGCAATTGATGACGACCACCAAGAATACTACCCAATTTTATGGGTGTCGTGTTTTCTGTAGGGACACTGTTAACTCCAACCCTGCGTATCGCGTACTTCACGTGGAATCTTCCACAAAAGTCCTCGAACGTGAAAGGATAGGAGATATCAATCCAAACTTTAAACACAAGATCAACACCGGTGCTGGAGCAACAACCCAGCTCGATGGGATCTTTAATTCTCTTGAAGGTCACCGCTCTAAAGCCAGAATTTCTTTTATCTGGACACCGAACGGAACAGGTACTCAATATAGAGAGGCTTATGGAGATATTTGTGTCCATTCGACCTCTCAGGTTGAGTATACGTCATTTACTTCTAATGCAGAAGCCAGAGCATCTTCTAGGTTCCTATCAGCGATCCGTAGCGCAGAGGTCAAAGTTTCTGGACCAACGTTTCTCGGAGAGCTGCGTCAGACCCTACAGATGCTACGCAAGCCAGCTACCGCTCTTCAAGATTCAATCGGCAGATACCTAGGCGATGTTCGTACTCGAAACCAAGCTAATCGGTCTCGAAACTACAAACGTAAGCCTAGGCAGTACGCTAGAGAACTCTCGAAGATCGCAGCTGGATCTTGGCTTGAGTATTCGTTCGGGTGGGTTCCGCTTTTGTATGATATCAATGGTGCCAAAGAGGCCTATGACGATCTATTTGAAATTGATAGACACGTCAGGATCTCTGGAGGTGGCCATGATAGCAAACTTATAGCGTCATCCACTGTCTCCAATCCCTTGACCTTAGGTGGCGCGGGAATATTCTTCTTGAGGAATCAGAAGATTATCTCTCACGAAACCATTAGGTATAGGGGTGGCGTTCGAGCTCAAGCAGCGACGACCGCGTGGGATAGAGCAGCACGCTTTGGCTTCACGCCTAGCGAGTTTATCCCCACAGCTTGGGAGCTTCTCCCCTGGTCGTTTCTCGTGGACTATTTCGTCAATATTGGCGATATAATCAACGCAGCCGTTGTCGACCGAACGAATGTAACTTGGGTCAACAGAAGTTGGGTGAAAAAGGCTGAGAAGATCCAGTCTTGTGACATCGACCGAAATTGGCTTAAAGTTACGTTTGTAACGCCGAACACACTGCTTAGCGTTGATTCGTCCCCTGGCTTTTCCCGATGGAGAAAGAGCATTGTTAACAGGAGTGTAGGCAATGTTAATGCAATATGGCCTACCCTCACCTTCTCGTACCCTGGAAGCAATACGCGGCTTTTAAACTGCGCTGCTCTCTTGGCTCAAGTCGGGTTAACTCTGCACCCTCAAAAACCCTCGAAGCGATCGTATCGTTTATGACGATGCCTAGCTTCGGTTCGAAAGGTTAATCAGTATGGCCATGACACTAACCACGCCTGTAACGGGTGGCGCACAGACCGGTTTTACGGCCCCTACGTACACACTGTCAGCAGATATTGCTCCCGATGTTAATGGGAAGCAGAATGCTGTTACAGCGCTCGGCGGGACGCAAACCGGCGTCGTTACGCACTCTGTAGCTGCTCCATTCACTGTGACGGTGACGCGATCCAAGGTACTTCGGTCTCTTGGAAAGCCTAACCCCATCACGAATGTGATTTCAAATGTTCCTATGAACGTCTATAAGATAGTCGTGCGGAAAGGCGTACTGCCTCTCGCCGGCCAGCCGTATAGCGTTGCCCTTCTCCGTGGGGAGTTTTCTATCCCTGCAGGGTCGGACACTGCTGATGCGGCGAATCTTAGAGCTGCGACTTCCTTGTTCGTGGGTACCGCCAACCAGCTTAGTGCTGGTATTGGTGATACCCTCGTCACAGGGATTTTGTAGCATTTCGTTCTTTTGAACCTTTGAAGGAGAAGTTACTATGCGTACTTCCGCTGGTGTTCTTCAGTCCTTACTTGAGCTGGATCTTAATGCTGCGTCCTGGGATGGAGCTCTTGCTCCGTATCCTTCACAGACGCCTACACAGTTCGCTAAGCTGGCGCTTTTCCGATCCCTGACCAAGAAATTTATTTCTTGTTCTTCGGGAGTAACACCGGAGGGTAACAGTAAAGCTCTTGCTCTTTTTCTTGAGAGCAATGAACTCTGTAAGCAATACTGTAAGGTTTCCCTCCCACGCACAGAAGCCGAAGAGATCGCTTTAGGAGAGGCGAAAGCCTTCCTGTACGACTTCTTCTATCCCAAACCTCGCTGTTCTGTGGAATGGGTATCTTCCGAAGGTCTAACTGGCCCCAAGAAGTGGCTTCACCGAGACTTTATCCTCAACTCCCATGATATCGGGAAGTTTGTTGGATACGGTCCTGGAGCATCAATAGGAGTAAAGAGCGCAAATTTCTTTACGAAACTAGCTAACTCTGAGCTCACATTGACTGATCCTTGCCTGTACGACTTTTATGTACAGACTGTACGGTCACTTCCTGCTTGGAAAGAATGTGAATTTTATCGATCCAAGCTTAAGGGAGTGCGTGTGGTGCCTGGTAACCGCCTGTCTTTTGTTCCTAAAACTGCGGAAATAAGCAGGACCATTTGCACCGAGCCCCTTTTGAATATGTTTTTCCAAAAGGGTATTCAGGGTTGTCTTGAAAGGCGGCTCAAGGAGATCGTTGGTATTGATCTCCAGGATCAGCCCGAAGAAAACGCTGAACTGGCTCGTATTGGAAGCATTAGCGGTAGGTTTGGTACTATTGACCTATCATCTGCTAGTGATTCCTTGTCGCTATCTATCCTTAAAGAGTTCGTCCCGCAAAGAGCTTTTGATGTTCTTTGTAAGGTTCGTTCTCCAAAGACCACCCTTCCAGGTGGTAAGATAGTTGACTTGCATATGGTATCATCTATGGGGAATGCTTATACGTTTCCCCTTCAGACGATATTTTTTACTGCTTTAGTCATAGGCGCCTACAGAGTACTTGATTTAGATTTCAAGCACTTTCGAGGGCGTTCACGTGGCAGCAGTACTTTTGCTGTCTTCGGTGATGATATAATTGTCGAGGCTAAGGCTTATGCCCTAGTATCTCGGCTTTTATTCCTCACCGGATTTCGTGTTAACCATGACAAGTCCTTTAATATAGGACCTTTCCGTGAATCGTGTGGCCATGACTACTTTAGTGGCCATAGTGTTCGAGGCGTTTACATTCGTAAGCTCCTCAGCACGCACGATGTGTATTCAGCTATCAACCGCCTTAATCGTTGGTCAGCGGAGCATGGGGTTCACCTTAGAGCCTTGGTATCTTACTTATCTCAGAAGGTTAGGTTTTTACCTATCCCCTTTGATGAGGATGATTCTGTTGGCATTAAGGTCCCCTGCGATTTACTCGATAAGCCTATTTATGGTGAGTTCGGAATGATTCAGTACCGAGCCCTAGTATCTAGGCCCAATCGTGTAGCTATTCCACCGAAAAGGAAGGATGTAGCGGAACAGTTGGGTTATTTTGATAACCCTCCTGGGTTGCTTATCTCCTTTGTGGCTGGTTACATTAGGGCTGGTTCTCTGACTCTCCGTTCGGAAGGTCAGACTCGAGCCAATATCAGGAAGAGATGGACTCCTCGTTGGGATTTCATAACTTCCGCTCGTGGCGAAAGCTGCGAGTTTAGTGACAGGTGGAAGCTTGCCACTACTCTAAACCTTGGTAAAGGTTAAGAGACCTCTCGAAGAACCATCTTGGTTCTCCC